GACCACGAACGGAACGAGATGACGAAGGCCTACCGGATCTTCTGCGACCGCGACCTCCGGGGGACGCGATGAGGCTGCCGGAAGAGTACATCGACGAAGCCCGCCACCGGGCGAACCGGTACATGGCCCAGTGGACCGGCACGACCGGGAGCCTGGCTGCGGACGTGCGGCGGCTGCTCTGGGAACGTGAGGCCCTGGTCCAGGAGCTCGAGCAGGCCCGCCGGCCGCGGGCCACGACGCAGGTGATCGGCTTCGCTGGCTACGCTGGCAGCGGCAAGAACGCAGCCGCAGAGGCCCTGGGCGGCGTTGTCATCGGGTTTGCCGATCCGCTCTACGCCGGGCTGGCCGCCATGCTGGGCGTGACGGAGGAGCAGCTGCGGGCCAGGGCCACCAAGGAACTGCCGATGGCCGGCATCGGCAAAAGCCCGCGAGACCTCCTGCGGACGCTCGGGACCGAGTGGGGTCGCGAGCTCGTCCGCGAGGACATCTGGATTGTGCGAGCGCGCCAGCGGATCGAGGACGCCAGCCAGGCCGGGGCCGCCATCGTCGCCGTGTGCGACGTGCGGTTCCCCAATGAGGTGGCGATGGTCCGCGAGCTCGGCGGCCAGGTCTGGTGGGTGGACCGGCCCGGCGTCACCTGCGGCGAGCACGTGTCGGACCGTGCCGTAGGCCCCGAGGACTGCGACCTGGTGGTCGACAACTCAGGGACGGTGGAGCAGCTGCGGTGGCGAGTGCAGGCCCAGGCGGGCCGGGCGTCATCCGAGATCTAGCGGCGGCAGGAAGTCGAGACCTTTAGCTTTCTCCGTGATCCGCGGGTCCAGGTAATGCCCCCGTGTCATTGCCGGGTCGGCGTGGCCCAGGTGGGCCGTGGCATCACCTCCTCCAGCCGCCACGTACGACGCTGAGGCCCGCCGGATGCCGTGGAACCCGCGGGGCGTCACGCCTGCCGTACGGCACAGAATCCGCAGCGATGGGTAGATCGACAGCAGATGCCCGCGGCGTTCCCACACCAGGCAGTTCTCGTGGCCGCGGTGCTTGCCGATCTCGGCCGCGAGTTCCGGCGTGATCGCGCGGACGGCGTCTGCGAGCTTCCCTTTTCGCGTCTCAGCCCTGAACGTGATCCGGCAGGCCTCCAGGTCAATGTCGCCCCAGCGGACCGCCAGGAGGGCTCCACAGCGTTCGCCTGTCTGCCACAGCGCCTGGATGACTGTGGACCACCACCAGGAGGACGGCTTGCCGCCCATCATGCCGCGGCGACGCCTGGACGCACGGACGAGCCGCGTGACATCTTCTAGCGTGTAGGCCGTCGGCGTTTTGCGGACCTTCTTCTGTCGCGGCAGCCCTGGCCATTCGCCAGGATGCAGTTTCTTACGGCAGGCCCAGTTCCACAGGGCCAGCAGCTGGCTCCGGTCCTTGGTGACACTGTGGATGCTGATCTGCCGGCCGGCCCGTCTGTTGGTGGCCCGCCACTTCAGGAACTTTGCCACCGTCACATCCTCGAGGTCCTCGATCTGGGCTGGCCGCCCGAGAAACTCCTCGAACTTGGTGATCGAGTGGGCATACAGCACGACCGAACGGTCCGACAGATTCATCAGGAGCGAGTACCGCTCCAACAGGTCTCGTACAAGCATCGCTACACCTCATTTGCTGCTCGCCTCCATGCGATTTCATGGCCAGCCAGCACCCGACATAGGGTACTGTACGGAAGTATAGCGGAACAGAGCCCTCTCCGTTGAAACTTCGCCGGCCGTCTCGATCCTACGGGGCGGCCGGCAGGGGATTCCACAAATCGGTCGGTTTGACCGGTGTACCGCCGCCGGTACCATTGAGGAATGGTTGCCGTGAAAAACGAGAATGGCCGGGAATTAGTGCCCTGCAGCGAGGCCGCTGAGGCCTACGGGTGCAGTATGTCCTACATGCGTCGACTGGCCCGCGACGAGCGTGTCCGCACCGAAGAACACGCTGGGATCTGGTGGTTCGACATCGAGGACGTCCGTAAGCTGGCGAACCGGACCGATAGCGGCCGCAAAAAGAAGCGGTCGCAGGGATTCCAGGCCGGCTGAACGCATCCGCGCAGCCAGGATCCTCAGTTTTTGGCTTTTTGCTAATCCCACTTGACGATTGGTTCCGATACCGCTACTAATGTCCGCGTGCAACGGATTGCAGCGGTCGGCCAAACGGCCAGCAAAAACACCCGCGAAGCCAAGGACGGCACAGTGAAACTGCAAATCGACCGCGTGATTCATTCTCTCGTCCTCGTTCGCATCGGACAGGACCTCGGCACAGACTCTCCGGCGGCCCGCGCTGTCCACGACCTGATCGAGTTGCTGGCCGGTTTCCCGGCCGGTTTTTTTGTTGACAAATGGTTGCGATAGCGGAACACAAACCAGCCCCTTGACTCATGAACTGTTCCTTTGTTCACTAGCCTCACACACCCCAAAAGGAGCCCCTCTGATGGACCCGCACCACAACGAATACCTGGCCGCCGCAGCCGCCCTCCACGAGCAGACGCCTGTGCCGGCAGTGCTGCCTGAGTTCCGCGAGGGCCAGATCGTGCACGGCCTGACAGCCGGCCGGGCCTGGACCGGCGAGATCCTCGCCGTTGACGGCCGGCGGCTCCACATCGAGGTCGGCGGCGGCTGGCTGGCCGTCGACGCCAAGGACGTGACGAACGTCAACAACTGAACAGGACCGGCCAGCGGTGGAACCGTTGGCCGGAAGGAGGCGGCCGGAGGCCGCGGAGCACGGACGCACAGCATTGCCCGCCGAGCAGGATGCGGAGCGGGTTCCAAACACCATCAGCAAAGGACGCAGACATGTCATTCAAGAAGGCGACAAAGGCGGCGGCAAAACTCAGGCTGGGCCTGATCGGCCCTGCCGGCAGCGGGAAGACGATGACGGCCCTCCGCGTGGCCCACGGCCTGGGCGGCCGGGTGGCGGTGATCGACACGGAGCGCGGCTCGGCCAGCCTGTACAGCGGCGAGCGTGGCCTCGACTTCGACGTCCTCGAGCTGGACAGCTACGAGGCCGAGAAGTTCATCCAGGCGATCGCCCAGGCGGAGGCCGCCGGCTACGGCGTCCTGATCATCGACAGCCTGAGCCACGCGTGGGCCGGCAAGGGCGGCATCCTGGAGTTCGTCGACAAGGCGGCGAAAAGGTCCGGGGGGGGCTCCTTCTCTGGCTGGCGTGACGCCACGCCGCTCCACAACCAACTGGTCGACGCGATCCTGGGCGCGAAGCTGCACATCATCTGCACGCTCAGGTCGAAGGTCGAGCACGTGATCGAGCAGGTCAACGGCCGGACGCAGGTACGGAAGGTCGGCCTGCAGCCGGTCCAGCGTGACGGCCTGGAGTACGAGTTCACGGTGGTCGGAGACGTGACGCAGGACCACGAGCTGATCATCACGAAGACCAGGGCCGCGTGGCTCAAGGATCAGATCATCCGCGAGGCCGGCGAAGAGCTTGGGAAGCAGCTGGCCGCGTGGCTATCGGACGGGCTCCCGGCCCCTGTGGCGTCGGCGCCGACGCCTGCAAGAACCGCTGACGCTACCAGCGGTACAGGGGCCGGCCAGCCTGGCGAGGTTCCGCTCGGAATCAAGATTGCCGAGCACATCGCACAGGCAACGTCTGTGCGGACGCTCGGAAAGATTGCCGACCGGATGGAAGTCCTGGTTTCGGAAGGCCAGTTGTCGCCTGAGGCCGCCGAGCAGCTCGCCGCACTTGTGAATATGCGGCATCAGCAGATCGAGCCGGAGGTGGCCTCCAGTGGCGTGGCATGACTCGTGGACGGCGATGAAACGGAAACGGACTGAACCAAAACAGAGTGAAAGAAAGGAACTGAATCAGATGGACTTCATGCTCGATGACGATTTTCCGCCGGCGACACAAACGCTGGAGGAGCGAGAGATTGTCCCTGTCGGCATCCACGCGATGACGATCAGGAACGTTGAAGAGGGGCCGAACGAGTACAAGCGGTCGGATGCCAACCCTGACGGGCTGTGCATCAAGCTGCGGCTCTCGACCGGCGCGTACAAGTTCGTCTTCGATGACATTCCGAAGCACCTCGGGTGGCGGGCGAAGCAACTGGCTGATGCTGTTGGCATCCTGCCGGTCAACGGCAAGTTGTCTCTGACGCCCGGCGACCTGGCTGACAAAACCGTCACGGTGGAGATCAGCCACTACACATCTAAGGCCGGCAAGGTCTCGGCAGTTGTGAAGCGGTATGTGCCGGCACAGCAGAAGGCTGCTGCGGGTGCTGCGAAGCCGGCACGGACGCCGGCCGCCAAGGTGCGGGCAGTGGCGCCCGCCATCGGCTCCGACGACATCCCGTTCTAAGGAGAAGCCATGAGCGCGTTCCGACGCGATTTCGAGACGGTCGAGGAAGCGAAGGCACGGCTGGCCCGCGAGGACCAGGCCGAGCCGCTGATGGTGGAGACCGACATCGGCTCGGTGCTTGACGGGCCGGCGGTCCCCCCGCTGGTGATCAAGCCCGGCAACGTCAACGCGAGAGCCGCCTACAGGGCGGGCCGCGAGGACGAGTACAGCGACAGGATGAGAAGCCGCTACGGCGGCGAGTGGTGAGTGGGCGCGTTGCCCTGGTTCGATTGGTTCCAAGGAGGGACGAAATGAGCGCGAGATTCATGGTGTTGATGACGCTGGCACTGTTGGTCGGTGCGGCGACTGCTAAGGCCGAGCAGGTGATCACGGTCACGACGATCGTGTCGGCCCAGCAGGCGGCCGAGGACATGGCTAGGACGGGCGTGCTGCGGCACTGCGGCAGAGCCGGGGGCCGGCGGGAGGGCATCGGCTTCTCCTCCAGCTCGGCTCAGCAAGCGGTGGAGTCGTCGTGCTTCTACCGCGATGCCATGCGTGGCCGGTATCGGATCGTCGAGAAGGGCGTGGCCCGCGGGCCTCGCGGGTGGTTCGCGGTCATCCGCTACGAGTGAACAGACGGCCCGCCCTGGCTCCGCTGTTTGCATCCGGCGGCATGGGCTCGTGAGCGGTGAGAGCGACACATCCTCCGCAGCCGTCGACGTCCCAAGCCTTCGGCGGGCGACGGCCGGAACGCCCCACGACACGGGGCCAATACACACGGACGAGGTGACACATGCCAGGACCAGCGAAAGTCGACCCGGAGAAGATCAAGAAGCTTCACGCCCAGGGCGTTTCCATCTACGGGATCGCCTCGCGAACGGGCGTGTCGAAGGGGGCCGTCTATGGCGTGCTCAAGCTGAAGAGCCGGGGGGGGGCCAAATGAACAGGCCGCACTACATCACGCCGCCGATTGAGGAGGCCCTGCCGCTGTTCGCGGCTGCCAGGGCGTCCGACCCGCCGACTTCGCACGAGGCGGCCAAGCGTGCGCCGGTGGCCGGGCACTGCCGCCTGGTGCTCGAGGCCCTGGCGGTCGGGCCTGCCGGCCAGACGGAGATCGCCAGGCGGTGCGGGCTGCTGCCGCATGAGGTCAACAAGCGACTGGCGGATCTGCACAAGGCCGGGCTGGCGGCGCTCACGGGCCGCAAGGCCAACGGCGGGCGCGAGCGGGAATGGAAAATCATGGCTGCGTCGCGTTGATAAAGGTTCACGGAGTGACCGACAAAATGATCACAAACATTAACGGATCCGAGCATCTATCCGCAGTCTTAAAAACGTGCGGACAGTACGCGACGGAGAGCGATGCTGTTGCAGACCTGCTGAGGAAAGTGAACCCATCGCATTGGATTGTGCACACTGAGGTCGAAGGGTGGCTTTTGCAGCCGCGATCGTTCTCAGACGGGAAGCTGAACCTTCGAGTTGATGTTGTTCTTGAGCCAACGGACCAACTGTTGATGTGCGGCTGGAGGTGGGGGCCTGTTGCGGTTGAGTGCAAGAAGACAGGGTTTCACGTTGGTGCTGCGCTTAGCCAAATCATCGACTACACAAGGTGCGTCTGGTCTCTGCCTGGCGGCTTCGACGTGATGTGCCGGCTTTGCTTTTTGTGGCACTTCCAGCCACCAGGTGGAACTATTGCGTCAGTCATGGTGAACAACCGGATCGGCGGCGCTTTCCTTCGAGAATACAGACGAGACTCACTCGTACTGATGTTTAACAGCACTGTCGCATACGAGGACAGCCGCGACGGAGACCCCCGCGTAGCGAGTGTTCTCAATGGCGGCAACAAAACAGGGAGCAGGTAATGGACGCGCTAGACCAGTGCATAGACTTTCTCGGAGCGATCTTTGAGCCAGAGGACGTCATTGAGTTTCGGCCGCTCCCGCCGGCCGCAGGCCGCAGGTGGGCTCCTCTTGCGGAGCTGCCGGACATCGTTGACTGGCTTGAGCGAGTCAACAAGGACGAAAACCAGCGCGTCCATGCTTATTTTGGAGCAAACCCGAGGAAAGCGAAGGGGGCCAGCCAGGCCGACGGAGTGGCGATTGCCCGCTGTGTGTTTGCAGACTTCGACGGCGGAGTTTTGGTCGAGGACGCGTTAAGCCGAGTCCGAGCGGCTGGATACCCGATGCCGACCGCTGTCGTGGAGAGCGGTGGCGGCGTGCACTGCTGGTGGAGGCTGACAGAGCCCATGTCCGACCCGACCGCATGGCACGAGCGCATGCGAGCAATCTCCGCCGCCCTTGGATCAGACCAGTCCATCTGCGACTGGCCAAGGATCATGAGGCTTCCAGGATTCGTGAACTGGAAATACGAGCAGACCCCGCGATCTCACCTCTGGGACTGTGACCCGACTCGCGTCTACCCGGTTGTCGTTTTTAGTAAGCAGGCTGTGCAGTCGATCGTAGTCAAGCCTAAGAGCATGAGCGACCTAACGCGTAGGTTTCTTGAAGAGGGTTTCACGCTTAACGCAGGCCGCCGGCAAACCATGTTCACTGTGGCGTGCGACATGGCCGCGAGAGGCTGGGGAGTGGCCGAGGCGACGAGCACGATCATGGAGCGCATGCGTCGCGTTGGCCTTCGCCAGGACGATCTCGAGGACTGCCCGCGGCAAATATCAAATGCCTGGAAGAAGACGCGACTTCCGGTGCTTGGCTCAGCAGACGAGGCCGTTCCGGTCCAGGACGCCGCAGACGAGATACCGACGCCTACTCTTGTCGACGCGATTGACGACTGGATACGGCAGGAGGATACCCCGGCCATTCCGACCGGCATCCCCTCACTGGACAGGCTGTTCGAGGGTGGTCTCCCGCTAGGGCAGATGACGGCCGTGGCTGCAGCCCCTGGCGTTGGCAAATCTGCCCTGGCCCTCCAGCTGGCTATCGCCTGCCTGTCGAACGACACGAAGATGACTGCGGCCTGGTGCCTGGGTGAGATGACGCGAGCCGCACTGGCCGCGCGTGCTGTGACGCACTGGGGCGGGCAGTCGGCCGGGCTCACGCTTCAGGAAGTGATCCGAAAGGATGGGGATTCCCGAAAATACGCTGCCAGCCTGGCCGCCGCCGTCGGGGACAGGCTCAAGCTGATCGAGCCGCCGCTGATAATTGACAGGATCGAGCGGGCCGTGGCAAAGGATGGAGTCAAACTGCTGGTTGTCGACTACCTGCAGCTGGTCAGAAGCTCGAGGGCGTTCACCGACAAGACAGGTGAAATAAACGAGTGCCTGCTGAAGCTTCGTGAAATCACCAGCACGATGAACGTCGCCACACTCTTGGTGACAAATGTCGCTAAGGGTGTGGATCACAACACCGAGATCGGCAATATCGGCAAGGGCTCAAACCAGATCGATTTTGACGTGGACAACTTCCTTTTCGGCCAAAGGACCGAGGATGTTGGCCCAGACGGCGAGATTAAGGTCCTGTGGCACTGCAAGAAGCTTCGGCAGGGCGAGCGACGGGACGTTGAGCTGTGGTTCCACGGCAAGTACCAGACGTTTGAAGACACTGCTGTAGGCGAGATTGCTGACTTTGCAGCCTGGAGCCCGGGAAATGTCTGATGAGAAACAGGCGAACAGGAAGGGCGAGCTACGGAGGCGTCACAGGGCTTTGCTTGAGAGTGGCCGTGCGGCCGCTTTGGGCAGCGAAGGCCGTCTAATGCTTTCGTACGTTCTCTACTGGGCCGATTTCGAGAAGTGCACCGTACGCATGAGCGTTCGTGGTGCGGCCAAGTTCTTGGCCGTGCGGCCGAATTCTGCCCAGCGCGGAATACGCCAACTGCTTGATGCGTCAGTCTTGACGCTGTTAGAGAAGGCAGAAGGCGTAGGACGGGCAGTCTACGAGCTCGCGCCGCAGCAGCCCGACCCCGTACACGAGGCGTGTGCGCTCCGTACACGTAGCGTGTGCGCCCCGTACACGAGGCGTGTACAGAGCGCACACGAGGCGTGGACAGCGCGCACACGTAGCGTGGACAGCGCGCACACGCCTCGTAGGCGCTTACAAGATATTCCCATTGGTAATCAATTTACCAATGGGGAATTCAAGGACGACCAACCGCCAGATTCGGCAGGTCAGGAACCTGCCGAACTGGCTCACGGAGGAGAACAGTCATGACGGACATACAGCTGAAGATCCTAGAGTTCATCTGCGAGTGGATCTCGGCCCGCGGCTTCCCGCCGACGGTCCGGGAGATCTCGAGAGGGTTCGGCTGGAAGACGACGTCGAACGTCCAGCAGCACCTGGAGCGGATGCAGCGGGACGGGCTGATCACCCGACAGGAGAACATGGCCAGGACGCTGCGGGCCACGCCGGCCGCGGTCGAGCAGCTCGAGCAGTCGAGGCGGGAGGTCCCATGCCGCACGTAATCCTTCGATACCGTTTACCCGACGAACAAGCCGAGTTCGACTGCGCCCGCCAGGGCAGCGAGGCGAAGGCGGTGCTGTGGGACATCGACCAGTATTGCCGCTCGATCTGCAAGCACGGCTCGCCGTCATCGGAGACGCGAGAGCACCTGGAGCACATCCGCACGTTGATCCACGAAACGCCGGGGCTGGTGGAATGATTCCAGATTCCAGAACGCGAGACATCTGCGAGCGGCTGCGTAGATGGTGCCACGCAGTAGACGCGGAGTCTGCGCAAGACCTGATGGACGAAGCCGCAGACGAGATTGAGCGACTGCGGCAATCTGACAGGCCACAGCCTATCAAGCCCGCCGAGGCTACACGCGCCACGCACGATGCACAGACCGAGGGTAGCTTGCAGAGCGGGGGTACGATCACCGACGCGGAGCGGGAGGCGATTGAGTGGTTCGCAAGTCTTTCATGGGGCGAAGTCGTTCAAGACGGCACTCACGCCGCAACGCTCCGCAAGCTGCTGGAAAGAACCAAATGAGAATTGACCTCGACGAGTGCCGCGACCCAGACCTTCTCGCAGCCGAGGTACGGCGATTAAGGGCCGTAATCGCCGCAAGCGAACTCCCGCTCACCGATGAGGAGCGAAACGCGATTGCGTGGGCGGCGACGGTGGCTGAAGAGTGGGATATTGAGCGGGCCATCCAACAATCGATTCGCATCCGCGCGCGATTCTACGGCAAAAAAGCCGACACGCTCCGCTCGCTGCTGGAGAGGACGAAATGAGCTCGACCCTGATCCTGTGCGTCGGGTTCGTCTACCTGATGGTCGCCGTTGACCAGTGGGCCAAGGGCTCGCCAGGCATGGCCATCGCGTGGTTCGGCTACGCCCTGGCGAACGTCGGATTAGCAATGAACGCCCGGTAGACGCGTTGACGGCAATCTGCACGATTGTCCACGTCTCATGGAGGAGACGATGGAACTGTCGTGCTACGCGTTCGTCGAGACCGTGCTCAACGCGTTTGCGCGCGTCTGGGGAACTGGTCGCAAGACGATCAGGATCGAGGTGCCTGGGCAGCCTGTGCCCCAGCCGCGTGCTCGTGTCTCCACGCGTGGCGGTTTCGCCAGGGCCTACACGCCGAAAGACCACGCGATCCACGCGTATCGCCAGTCGGTTTCGCTCATGGCCCGTGGCCGACGCATTGACGGCCCCGTGTCGCTGGTTGTCGAGACCGTGTTCGAGCGTCCGCCGTCGCATTGGCGAAAGCACGACTTGAAGCCAGACGCCCCGCTGTGGCCCAGGGCCGACGGAGACAACCTGCTGAAGGGAATCGCAGACGCCATCACGGATGCCGGGCTATGGGCTGACGACGACCAGGTCGTGGTCTGGTCGATCCGCAAGCGTTACGCCTCTCGCAGCGAGCAGGCCCGGACCATCATCGCCATCACTGAGGCCGAGCCATGAGGGCCTGCCGCAAGAAGTGGTTGAGCCCTGAGCAGGAGGCCGCCGTCCGCAAGGCATACGCCCGCGGAGCCACAAGCGCCGAGGCTGCGTTCGTCGCTGGCGTCACGGTCTCGGTGATCTACGCCAGGCTCAGGGACCAGATCAAAGACCTGCGGCGTGGCCAAGGCCGAGGCGGACGCAGGGGCGAAGCAGTCG